GTTCGATGAGCAGACAATTAACAGATTCACTGAAATAGTAAATCCGGCTGGAAACCGTTCATACAAAAAAGGCCTGTATTTCATGATGATGTATGAGAACCGCGTCACATTTAAGAAATTCGGAGATACGCCAAAGGATATGACCTGGTGGGAGTTCTATCAGCTGACAAGAGAGATTTTCGATGATACGGCAGCAGGGCCTAAGACCTGGCAGAACCATTTTGGAGGAGCAGACGATGAAGAAACCACAGTACAGGATACGGCCAATGAGTCCAGAACAGAAGAAACTAGAACAGAAGCTCCTGAGCCAGAGGATGACGGTGGAGCAGTTGGAGAAACTGGCGCTGATGATGTCCAGGAGATCGAGAAAGGAGGCATGGAAGATCATGGAGCAGCTGATGAAGCAGGAACAGGACAAGAGGAAGATGACACCGATGGAGAAGAAAGCGGCCAAGCAGATTGTGAAGAACCTGCAGAGAGGACCGATGAACAGACAGGAGCGCAGAGCCAGAGAGAGGAAATTGCGCCCGCGCAAAAACCCACGGAAACACTAGAAAAAGAGGAGGTTGAGGACGATGAAACCGGAGAAAATGAAAGCCCAGACACAGAAAATCAAACAGCAGAATCTGAGCCGGAAACGGCCGAGAGAGAGCAGACAGAAGAAACAGAAGTCATAGAGGCGGTATATGGCACCAGAAAAGAGTACATGGAGAGGCTGTCAGAGCAGGGAATGGCAGAATATATGGCCGATGAATACAAGAGCCACCGGTTGCTGGTAACGGATCTGGCAAATTCATGGAATCTGTGCAAATGGCTCAGTGAAAAGGTTGACCGGTTCGGCCAACCGGTAGAGGAGGAATAACATGGGATATTTAATCAAAAGTGATGTGATCGACACTCTGAGAGAGGACATGAAAACAACCATGATGTGCTACAAAGGACAGGCCGAGCAGGATATCATCAGATTTTGCTATGAAAACATGGAGCGGGCCGTGGACGGCCTGCCTCAGTACAGAGTAGACAATGTGACGGAGGACTGGGATGAATAAACGGCAGGCAAAGAAACGATACAAAAAGATTCACGGCCACAATCCCCCAAAAACAGCGGTAACGAAGTACACACCGGAACAGCTGGAGGCAATGAAAATATACAACCTCACACCAGAGGACGCTGAAAGAATAATAAACGGTCTGAGGGACACGTTTGCAGAAGTGTGCAAAACGTTCCAGAGAGTTGCGGAGAGTATGGCCAGAGTGTTTGAAGATATGGGAAAGAAATACAGCAGACCAGTCATAGAGGCAGAGGAGCCGCCGGTGGTAGTGGCCAGAACACTGTCAGAAAGGAGAAAGAAGTGCAGGAGAAAAGGGTGGAGAGCATCAGAGAGGTAGATTTCTCTGGTCTGAAAGTCCCGTTTGTAGCGGTATACAATCATCCGGATGATTTTCCGGATAAATACGTGGCCAGAATCTACGAACTGGACAAAGCAACAGACACAATCATGGTCAAAGAGACACTGGAAGAAATAACGACAGACCTAAAAGAGAACACGGCCATGACATTCATTCCAAGAGGGACGGCGGACGTGCCGTCTCTGGTGGGCGTCTGGATGTAGGAGGGCAGCAGCATGAGAAGCGCAAAGGAATACAAAGCAATCCGGGAAGAAATCTATAGATTTATCGGTGCATACATAACAAAACACGTATATGCACCGAGTAACAGAGAAATTGCAGAGGCTGTGGGAATCTCCGGAACAACGGTGCACAGACATCTCAGAGATATGATTGATGAGGGCATTCTGGAGACCGATGCAGAACCAGGAACACAGAGAGCAATCCGGATCAGAAACACACAGGTAGTGAAAAGGAGAAAAAAGAGTGAATAAGGTCATTTTAATGGGACGCCTCACGCGAGATCCAGAAATACGGTACTCAGCAGGAGACAATTCCACAGCAGTTGCCAGATATACACTGGCAGTCAACAGGAGATTCAAGAGAGACAATGAACCGACAGCGGACTTTGTTCCGTGTGTGGCGTTCGGTAAGGCGGCGGAGTTCGCAGAGAAATGGTTCCGCCAGGGAATGCAGGTTGCAATTTCCGGAAGAATCCAGACAGGGAGCTACACCAACAAAGAGGGCAGAAAGATCTATACCACGGAGGTAGTCCTGGAGGAGCAGGAGTTCGCAGAAAGCAAAAGAGACGGAAATGCACCGGCTCCACAACCTGCAGATGCAGGAGACGGATTCATGAACATTCCGGACGGCATTGAGGACAACATTCCATTCAACTAGGAGGATGAGATGCTGATATTACCGATAAAACGAAAATGGTTTGATATGATTCTCTCCGGAGAGAAGAAAGAGGAGTACAGAGATATCAAGCCATATTATGACACAAGGCTCATGGACACATTCGGAATGATATGGGTAGGAGATGAGCTGATCCGTGCACCATTGCCGGAACTACAGAAAAACAGAGTACAGCTGGTAGCGTTCCGGAACGGATACGGGAAAGACGTACCGACAATATGGGCAGAGTGCTCACTATCGGCCGGATATGGCCGAGAAGAATGGGGAGCAGAACCAGGAAAGAAATATTATATTTTAACGATTGAGGATATAGGAGGTATGAAACTATGAGAAACATAATCAACATGATAATCAAAATTGCAATCATCTGGGGAGCAGCATGGCTGTTCCCGGAGTGCGTAAAAGTACAGGACGCAAGGACGATGGTGCTGGTGGTGGCCACGATCCTGATAGCGTCAATCATTCTGGCAGTGATAATGATGGGAGTCCTTATTCTGGCGGCGTTGCCAGGAAAGGGAACGGGAATGGGAATTGCAATGCTGATAACAGTCATCATGGCACTTGCATCTGGAATAATACAGCTGATGGCAGCAGTGCATTTTGTACCGGGATTTGAGATACACGGAAAACTCACATACATCATTCTTGCGTTACTGATGGCCGTATTTTCGATTGAGGAGAAAAAGGAGGCATAACAATGTTTTTATCAACGAGCGTATTAAACAATTTGATGAAAAAGGCATATAAGACCGGTCTGGTGGTAGCCAGAACACAGGACACATCAGGAAATGACTGGCTGTATCTGGCCGGATCATACTGGGAGGCAAGCATCAACAAGGATTTCATTCCAAAAAAAACGCTGGGAGACATTATCACACTGATCGGAGAGCTGCCGAGACCGGGAGAACGGTTCAAGGCAACAAAAGAGGGAAATCAGATTGAGATTGAGATGCCGATGGCAATAAACGAGGACGGATTCGGAACAGATACACTGACCATCACAGATGTGATCCTGATCGGAACACAGGGAACCGTTCAGAGGCTCCTGCAGGACGAGCAGACAGGCCAGATCTATCCGGTCAACAACGTATTCATTTCAATCATCAACAACGCCATGATTGAGGATGAGAGAGGAGAATATTCAGTCACAGAACCATTTTTCAATCCGATTAGAGGAATCCTGTGGAAAAACAACGTCTGCAAGCTGAGAGCGCATTTCCGGACAGACGACAAGAACATCAAAGTCCTGAAAAATCTGGCAGGAGCAGATATCACGCCGGAGGTGCCAGAGGAATGATGTATCCAAAACCACAGCGAAAGAAAAAGAGAAAAAAGCACAAAGCCAGTATCCTGCACTGCAAGGACGGCACCTGCTATCTCTGTATGAAATTAAAAGGGGACTATCGGAGATATCCGGTAGTCCATGAACATCACATCTACGATGGCCCTAACCGTCAGAACTCTGAGGCGGAGGGCCTAAAGGTGTATTTATGCCTGGATCATCACATCATGGGACCAGAGGCGGTACATAACAATCACAAGAATATGCGGATACTGCACAGAGACGGCCAGAGAGCCTACGAGAGAACGCACAGCAGAGCAGAGTTCATGAGTCTGATCGGCAGGAACTATCTGGATGAAGAAAAGCAGGAAGAACCGAAAAAGGACACAAAAGACGGATTCGTGTTCCTGGGACCGGACTGTATCGGCTGTTTTGGAGCATCAGAGAATCAATGTGAGCGTTGCGAGGAGGAAAGGCATGATAAAAAGACTGAGACACTGGCTGATTGAGGCCAGAAAGAAGAAATGCCACCATTGCTGCCTCTGGTGTGAATACTGGGATATATGCAGGTGGGATATACCGGAAAAACACGGCTGGGTAGATATTGCGGATGATTTGCCGGAACCGGAAACATTGGTGCTGTTATCGTTTGAGGAATGTGACCATGTAGAAGTTGGCCAGAGAATCATTTACGATGACGGAACAGAGGCATTTCATCCATGGGATAGCTATATCGGAAATATGCCATATTACGAGATGGATATGACGGTAAACGCATGGATGCCGTTGCCGAAACCGTACAGGAGAGGAGGAACACATTGATAGAAACACAGGAAATGATTGCAATACTGGTCATTGCGATAGTGGCCACGTTCACGATTGGAGTCGGATTCGACTGCATAAAAGATGGAATGTGCAATATAGGAGCAGTGATCTATGACATCATCACGGCTCCTGTCCGACATTACAGACAGAAAAAGCTCATGGAGCAGATGGAACGTGAGTGGGAGAAATACCTGATAAAAAACAGGGGAGCTATGGTCAGAAATTTGATGAAAGAGCAGCAGAGGCATTTTTCCACGAGCATCGGAGAAAAGCACACTGTAGAGGAATGGGGAAAGGCTCTGGAAGAATTTGCAGAGTATCAATGCCAAGAGGGGCAGCAGGACAAGGAGGAAAGAACATGGCAGGATCATATCATGGACAGGTTCATGAGGAGAATTT